CGCGAGGACAATGCTTATCAGCCACAAAAGTGCAAGGACGGACAAAATACGAGCAAATAATACTTTAGATCCAAGTACTAATATCTTCTCCCATAATTTCATTCGCTATGTTTACTTTGTTCCTTAAAGATTTAACTATTTTCTCATCTATAGTACCTTCTGAAATAAAGTCTACATAGGTAACGCTGCCAGTCTGGCCGATACGGTGAGCTCGATCTTCTGATTGTAATCTTTTTTCTAAGTCATAACTGTTAGAGTAGTATACTACCGTGTTAGCAGCTGTAAGTGTAATTCCATAGCCTCCAGTTTGTGGGTTTCCTACGAAATAGCGTGTAGGGCCGTTTTTTTGCTGAAATAGAGCAATTTGCTTTTGCCGGAGGGTAGAGTCCACCCCACCGTGATATTCGACTGTAGAGGCTTCTCCGTAAGCTTTTTTTAAAGCTTCGGCTATATTTTTTATGTCCTCTCTGTAATTTGCCCAGATAATGACCTTGCCGTCAGTTTCTTCTAATAACTCTAATAGTGCATCGATGCGATTGTTTTTTAGTGCCGTAACTGTGCCATCATCTGCCTTAAAATTACCACAAGTTATTTGATGCAGTCTCATTAGTTGTGTCATAACATTTACAGTTGTCATGACCTCTCCGTTATCTAGCATAGCCAATGCCATTTGTTTCATTTGTTTGTATGCTTTGTCTTGTTCTTTAGTTAACTCGACATATCTTTTTGTAAATATTTTTTCTGGTAAATCTAAACAGTCTTCTTTGAGCACACGGTAAGAAAATTTATCTAATATATCTGCAAGCTCATCTAGTCTTCTGTAAGAAACTACAAGCTGTACAGACCTGCCGCCGAAATTTCTTTTGACCATGTTTGCATAGCGCGCACGAAAACTATAATAAGAAGCGTGACCCAGATGATGTGGGTCTAGGAATTCACATTGACTAAACAAGTCAAGAGGTGACTTTGTAACTGGTGAGCCGGTTAGAATTCTACGATACTTTGCAAGATCCCCTATTTTTAAAATGTTTTTTGTTCTTTTAGCTGTCGGATTTTTGATTGTCGTAGATTCATCAATTCCAAATAAAGCTCGTCCAACAAATATGTTAAGGAAACTATGCGCAAAGTCCAGTCCTTTTGACGTAGAAAATGCTTCTACGTTCATTATCAATATCTTAAGTTTGTGATTATCTTCAAAAAGTGTGTCTAACTCAGCCTGTTTTCTCTTCGTAATGTTCGGTTCCCACAATACTTTTGTATATTCTATGTGTTCTGGCATGTGTGTAGGAAACTCTATTTGATCCCAGTTCTTGTACACACCTTTAGGCGCTACGATCAGAGCCCCTTTGATAGCGCCCCTGTCATATAGGATAGCTATATTATCAACGAGGACCTTGGATTTACCTGTACCCATCTCCATAAAAAGACCGTATGTCTCTGCAGCCCAGGATTTTTCTAAGGCTTTGAGTTGATGCTCGTATGGCTTAGTTTTAAACTTATAGTTTTTTATCATATTTTAATTTTTCTTTCTTGACATTTATATAATCATCACTATCTTGAATGTCAACACAGAAAGTATGAAATGAGAAATAAGTTATTTGAGTTGTATAGACCAAAACAATTAGCAGAATTTTTAGAGTTCTATAAAGAGAACCCTAATGAAGATTTTGTATATGTTTTGCAACACCCACCTAGAAATATAAATATTTTAACTGCATCTGACTATGGTTATTTAGTTATTTGCTTACCAGAAAATTCACAGATGTTATTTAGTCCAGCACCTTTTATACATAAGATGAGAAAAAATTTACAGAATTTTAAACCTACTGACTATATACTTTGTTCTGGTGATCCTGCTGTCATAGGATTGTCAACAGCAATAGTAAGTGATATAACACAAGGTAGATTTAATTTACTAAAATGGGATAGACAGGAGACAAGATACTATCCTTTAGGTTTTAATTTATTTGAGAAAGGAATAGAAGATGACAGAAATAAATTTTGAAGAAGACCAACAAGAGATTATAGAAAAAACAGATATAGCTAGTTTAGCTAATTTCTGTAAAGAGCTGAAAGCTTACGAAGATGAGATTGCAGATCTAGAAGAAAAAATAAAATATAAAAAAGAAAAAGCAGACAAGATTAGTTCAGAGATAATACCTAATATGCTAGCAGAGCAAGGGCTGTCATCTTTGAAACTTGCTGACGGCAGTGCTGTAGAGGTAAAAAAATCTTACAGCTGCACCATCAAAAAAGATGATGTTGAGTCAGCATACACATGGCTTCGAGAAAACGGGCTAGAGGACATCATTAAAAATGAAGTCTTTGTTACGTTCGGTAAAGGCGAAGATAACAAGGCGAAGGATCTCCTGGACCTTGCGGAGCAATCAGGTTATGAGCCACAACAAAAATCAAAAGTTGAGCCCATGACTTTGAAAGCTCTTTATAGAGAGCGTGTCGAGGCCGGCCTCGACATGCCCTCGGATTCTTTTCATTTGTTTGTAAAGGATCAAACTAAAATTAGCCGGAAAAAATGAATCATGAAACAAGGAGAAAATAAACATGAACCAAGTAGCTGAAAAAAAGAAATCAGACGTTGCCTTAACAGGCATGTTTGAAGAAGACGCTAATACGAGTTTTGGCAATATGGACTCAGACGATTACGCATTGCCATTTCTTAGAGTGTTAGGTCAACTATCACCTGAATGTAATAAAAGGGACGCCAAATATGTGGATGGTGCTGAGCCAGGTATGATATTTAATACTGTGACTAAGCAACTGTATGACGGTGAGGCAGGAGTAAACATTATTCCGTGCTATTACAAACGGGAATATGTCGAGTGGAGTGATAGAGGCGAGGGCACAAGTGCTCCTGTGGCTATACACTCTGTTGATAGTGGCATTATCAAAGAGGCAACAAGAGATGCTAGTTATAAAGACAGATTACCAAACGGTAACTATCTTGAAAATACAGCATCGTATTTTGTGTTGATTGATGATGGTACATCAGCGTTGATTTCTATGAAATCTACACAACTAAAAGTGAGTAGATCATGGAACTCTATGATGAACAGTATCAAGCTTAAGGGCAAGAATGGTATGTTCACACCGGCTATGTATAGTCACATATACAATCTTAAAACTGTACAACAATCAAATGACAAGGGAACTTGGTTTGGTTGGACTATAGAAAAGGTTGGGCCTGTACAAGATAAACACTTGTATGGTGCTGCAAAAAGTTTTGCTAGTTCCGTAAACAAGGGTGACGTAACTGCAAAACATGGTGGTGACGGCGAAGCTAAGTCTAAAGACGAGGTGCCGTTTTAATCATGAAAAAGAAGGAGACGCGTAAGCACATCCCCCCTTACGCGTCTCTGACGTTTGACGAGTTTTGGCTAGCTCAAGACGAGTTGTGGGAGATTAGTTTAAAAGAATCAAAGAAGCAGAAAGAAGAGAGGATAGATACATTAGATGAGCGAAAGAGAAAGCTATCAAAGAAAATATTACCGTACGAGAAAACTAGCAAAACTTAGAAACAGAGTAAAAAAGCTAGAATTTAAATTACAGGATTTTATGAAAAGCCCTGAAGGGCAAATGTATTATAAACGTAAGGCCAGTGAATATGGAAAACAATGGCGTGAGGAAAATAAATATTTATGAAATTTAAGGGGATATTCGAGGGCAACAACAGCGCATACGGTCGTCTGATACTATCTGGTAAAAAGGATAGCAGAGGCAAAGAAAAGGGTAAACCTTGGATTAAACGAGAAACGCCTACAGAACAAGTTTGGATAGATCATATAGAAGGTAAACAAGATAATGATGGTAAACTATTACCGGCCCTAGGTATCATACCAATAAACGAAGACAACAAATGTAAGTGGGGTTGCATTGATGTTGATGTATACAATTTAGATCACAAAAAAGTTATAGACAAAATAAAAGAACTTAAATTTCCTTTGATAACATTTAGATCTAAGTCTGGTGGAGCTCATCTTTTTTTATTTGCTGATAAATTTATTCCTGCTTTTCTTATGCAGGATAAACTGAGACACATGGCAGAAGCATTGGGTTACGAGGGTAGTGAGGTATTTCCAAAACAAACAGAACTACTAACTGAGAGAGGTGATGTAGGTAACTTTTTAAATTTACCATATCACGATGGCACAAAAGGATTGCGATATGCCCTAGATGAAGATGGCAAGGCACTTAGTTTAGAATCATTCTATTCTATGTACGACAAGTTTGTACAGACAGAGGAACAGATTGACAGCATACAGATAAAAGCACCACCAAAGAAAAAAGAATATTTTGAAGAAGGACCACCTTGTCTAAACAGACTAGCAGACGAAGGGTTTGGAGAAGGTGCTAGGAACAACGGATTATTTAATGTTGGTGTTTACAGAAAAAAATCTAATCCAGATAATTGGGAAGACATGTTAGTTGCAGATAATTTAAAGGTAATGGATCCTCCTCTTGGTAATACAGAGGTACAAGCTCTTATAAAATCTCTTAACAGAAAAGGTTATGACAAGTATAGATGCAAAGACCAACCTATTTGTGGTGTTTGTAATGCATCTAAATGCGCAACAAAAATGTATGGTGTGGGTTACGATGAAGAACAAATGCCTACGCTAGCATCACTGATGAAAGTTACATCTGTGCCACCGCAATGGTTTTTAAATGTAGATGACAAGAGAGTTGAGCTAAAGTCAAAAGAACTAAGAGATATAAATTTATTTGCTGAAGCTGTGCTAGATCAAGTCAGTATTGTCATACCTGAAGTTACTGCAAAGAACTGGAGACAGTTATATTTAAAAAATTTAGTAGAAGGTGTAGACGAAATTGAACCATTAAAATCATTAGACCCTAAATATTTTATTGTAAACTTATTAAAAGATTTTACTGTAAACAGACCACAAGCAAAGAAGAAAGAAGATATACTTAGAAAGATGGCATGGACAGACGAAGATAACTTTTGTTATTTTAGAATGGATGATTTCTATGCATGGGCAAAAAGAAATAACTGGGAACTAGACAGAACAAAGACTGCAGGTTTGATAAAAGATTTAAAAGTTTTTGAAAAAGAGGTAAGAATGACTTTGAAAGGACAGACACCACATTTAATAAAAATAAAATCTTTGAAAGAAAAGGTTGATGAAAAGCCAGAGATAACACAAGAACCTTTTGAGGAGTCACCGTTTTAATGAAAACAATAATACTAGGACCACCAGGTACAGGCAAGACGACAACACTATTAAATTTAGTAGAAGATTTTTTACGTGATGGTGTAGACATAAAAAAGATAGGATACTTTTCTTTTACAAAGAAAGCTGCATGGGAAGCAACACACAGAGCAGAAGAAAAATTTATGATCGATGCAAAAGAGATACCTAATTTTAGGACATTACATTCTTTTGCTTTTAGAATGTTAGGCATGAACAAAGAGCGTGTGATGAAACACCCAGACTACAGAGATTTTGGGCTGAGGTGTGGTATACCTATCAAGACGGCGTGGTATAGTGACGAGGATGGAGTATTTAATTCTGACAACGAATACCTGCGTTTGATAAACAAAGCTAGAGTTTTAGAGATACCTGTACTAGATTTATACGATAAAAACGAACATCAGATAGACATCGAGCGAGATCTATTATATCTTTTAGATCAAGAACTTATAAGATACAAACAGGAAAAAGGACTTTACGACTACGATGACATGTTGGAGCAATTTGTTAGACAAGACATATCACCATCTTTCGACGTATTATTTATTGACGAAGCACAGGACCTCTCACCTTTGCAGTGGAGAATGGTCAGGACTATTTGGGCGAAAGCAGACAAGACCTACATTGCAGGGGACGATGATCAAGCTATATTTAGATGGGCTGGCGCTGATGTTGATACTTTTATCGCACTTAAAGAAGAAGTAGACTACGTAGATACTCTCAATCAATCGTACAGAATACCAGGTGGACCAATACACGAACTGTCACAAAAAATAATACGAAATGTTACAAACCGGTTTGACAAAGAATACACCCCACGACAAGAGATGGGAGATCTTACGAGATACACAGACGTTACGCAGGTGGACATGTCACAAGGCGAATGGTTAGTTTTATCTAGTGCAAATTATTTTTTAGACGACATCAAAGAGTTGTGTGAGTTACAGGGTTGGTATTATGCACACAAAAGTAAAAACTCTGTTAAAGTTGATTTACTTCTTGCCATACAAGCATGGGAGAAGTGGAGAAGTTCAGAAACACTTTTGCCTGTAGCATCAATAAAAAATATTTATTCTTATTTAGGTGACAATGTAACCAAGGGTTACAGGATGGGTAAGACAATGGACGAGAACGAAGAAGGTTATTATATTCAAGAGTGTATGGATGATCACGGATTACAAACAGACAATGTTTGGTTCAAAGCTTTTGCAGGTTTGGATGTTAATACAGAAAACTACATACGAAATATGTTAGCTAACAAAGAGAAGATTACACAAACACCAAGAATTATTTTATCAACAATACATGCTGCCAAAGGAGGTGAAGCTGACAATGTTCTCATACTACCTGATATTACTAAGTCTGCTGTCAACAATAATGATATTAATCCAGATGAACTACACAGGTTATTTTATGTAGCAGTAACCCGTGCAAAAAAATCGCTACACATTTTAGAACCAAAAAATTATGAAAGGGCATACATGCTATGAGCGCATATGATAACCAGGTCGGAGGCGACCACTACAAAAAATACGTTATACAGCCTAGCGAATTCATCAATAAAAACAAGTTGTTATTTCCCGAGGGCTGTGCTATAAAATATATAGTTAGACATCAAGATAAAAGAGGTAAAGAGGACCTCGAGAAAGCGAAACATTTTATCGATATGATAATAGAGAGAGACTATTCGTAGTGACGTTTAAAATTATAGAAAATTTTTTACCAACTGATTATGCTTATGAAATACAGCACTATGCAACTAGCGGAGATATTCCATGGAGTTTTAATTGGAGCGCTTCTAGTGAAGATGATGATTGTGGTCATGGTTATTTTTCGCATCGAGCATTGAAATTAAATACGAGCGATGCAAGAAACAACACACCTATGTACTACAATAATCAAACAATGTCTTTACTTAGTTATTTTTTATCAAAACAAGGCATAGACTATATAAGAATGATAAAGTTTAATATGTATGCAAGGACACAAGAAATAATTCAACATGGAAAACATTTTGATAGATTGAAGTTTAGACAAGATATGCCGTGGTCAGAAAAAAGTGAGAAAACTATTTTATATTATGTAAACGACAATGATGGTTACACTGAATATTTTCCTGATGGCAAAGACCCAATAAAAGTTTTAAGTAAATTTAACACTGCTTTATATACAGACGAACATATTCTTCATCGTAGTTCTACCTGTACTGATAAACCAGCAAGAATAACTATGAACATTAATTTTAGATAATGAGAACTTTACAACAGCCACTATTCACACCCGAAACAGAATGGGTGCCACCAGATCATTTACCAGATTTATCTAGTCATGCAGAGATTGCAATAGACTTAGAAACACGAGATCCAAACCTGCTTACATTGGGGTCAGGTTCGGTAAGAAGAGACGGGGAGATAGTCGGTATAGCAGTCGCGGTCGAAGGCTGGTCCGGCTATTTTCCTATCGCGCATGAAGGTGGTGGGAACATGGATCGAGGATTAGTTCTGGATTGGTTTGAAGAATTACTTAACAACACCGCTACAAAAATATTTCACAATGCAATGTACGACGTGTCCTGGATACGTTCTCTTGGTTTCCATATTAACGGTGGTATCATAGATACTATGATTGCTGCATCACTCTGTGATGAAAACAGATACAGCTACACACTGGACTCTGTTGGTAAAGATTATATCAACATGCGTAAGAACGAAAAGCTTTTACAGGAAGCTGCAAAAGATTTTGGTGTCAATCCAAAAGCAGAGATGTGGAGATTACCTGCAACATTTGTTGGCGAGTATGCAGAGAAAGACGCAGAAATCACATTAAAACTGTGGCATGCGTTGCAGCATGAAATATCAAAACAAGACCTATGGGACATATTTAATTTAGAAACTAATTTGTTTCCTTGTTTGGTAGACATGAAGTTCAGAGGTGTGCGCGTTGACCTGGAGGCGGCAGATAAAGTTAAAAAAGAATTAGCTAAGAGAGAAAAAGAATTATCAAGACAGATAAAAAAGATAGCAGGGTTTGATGTAGAGTTGTGGGCTGGTGCATCAATAGCAAAAGCATTTGATAAATTAAAAATACCCTACGACACAACGGAACTAGGAGCGCCAAGCTTTACAAAAAACTTTCTTGCAACACACCCAGCAGATTTACCAAAGCTTATAGTACAAGCTAGAGAGTTCAACAAAGCCAATACAACATTTATAGATACGATATTAAAACACAGTCACAAGGGCCGCATACATGCAGAGATAAACCAGATACGATCTGATCAAGGCGGCACGGTCACTGGCAGGTTTAGTTACAACAACCCAAATCTGCAGCAGATACCAGCAAGGCACAAGGTGCTGGGACCGATGATTAGAAGTTTGTTTGTACCAGAAGAAAAACACACCTGGGGTTGTTTTGACTACAGCCAACAGGAGCCAAGAATTTTAGTGCACTTTGCATCGTTGATGAAACTAGAAGGCACAGGTACGATCGTAGATGCGTATAAAGATGGCAGTGCAGACTTTCACCAGATGATAGCTGACATGGCCGGTATAGATCGTAAACAAGCAAAGACTATTAATTTAGGAATCATGTACGGCATGGGCAAGAATAAACTTATGGCAGAGCTGGGTCTGATGAAGGATGCAGCAGAGAAACTACTCAAGACTTATCACCAAAGAGCACCGTTTGTAAAAATGTTATCAGAAGCGGTGGGTAGACGTGCCGATGACTCTGGCAAGATACGCACTATTGGCGGTAGGCTGTGTCACTTTGATCTTTGGGAGCCGCATGGTTTTGGTATTAAGAAACCACTTAAACATGCAGATGCACTCAGGGAACATGGACCAGGGATTAAACGAGCGTTCACATACAAAGCGTTAAATAAATTAATACAAGGATCGGCAGCAGATATGACGAAGCAATCTATGTTGGCCCTTTACAACGAAGGAGTAATACCACATGTACAAATTCATGACGAACTTGATATCTCAGTATCAAGCCCTGCTCACGCAGAAAAAATTATTGGAATTATGGAAGAAGCGGTTAAGCTACAAGTGCCGAACAAAGTCGACTACGAAAAAGGCTCAAACTGGGGTAATATAGAATGATACCAAAATTAATAGAGATACATGATTTAAA